GTTCGTTATTGTGGTTAGCTCCGACAGCTAGAAGTGCAGAAACTGTCCCTTTACCAGCCGTATAAGCATGACCTTCGAGCTGAATCAATGGGCCCCAACGACGATCCATTTCGTCCTTGATAAATCCAAGATTTGTCGTATCGTTCCATGGGCAAATGATATTGTTGATTATTTCATCAGGGATAACGGCAATTGCATCGCTTACATCCGGATCAGTAGCTCCAGCAGAAGAATTTGCAATAGTAACTGTAAGTCCTGCTGGTGTAGATTCTCCGTTTTCTGTACCGTTCCAATTGATAAGGAATTCAACATCATTACCAACAGTACCGCCATTTTTAGCTGTTAGTGTAACAACACCAGCAGTATTAGTAGCAGTTACAGGTAGATCGACTTCGCTTGTGATTTCTGCAACAATGCGATCGGCAATGTCAGTCACCGTATCTGTCGTTAGAACACCGATTGGTAGGTATTCACCAGCAAGATAAAAATGAAGTGTTCCATTTTCTGTAGGTGCGCCAGCAATGGTGATTGTATCTTCCGCTTTTGCAGCAGCACCTGCATCATCCAATAGGATCATTTTAGTTTTCATTGTGTTCTGATTTTGGAAAACAGATTTCGCAATCAGATGAGCTTGAGAACCAGCACCAGCATAAATAGACGCTTGTTCTGCCGAGAAAACATCGATCAGTTCTTCCGCATTAGCTGTACCAGCCGTTGTTTTTTGACCAAGGATCAAAATAACATGAGCTTCGGTAGCCAATCCGCCAGTAGCTTGAGAATTATCCATCTCTACATACTGACCTGGAACCTTGATGTTGTTTGGAATGTCATTAAATGAAATCGTCATTTAACTAGTCTCCTGTTTGTTTAGTTTCTTTTTTGACTTTAGGTTTTGATTCTTTCTTTTTTGGCTCAACGATTGTCAAATCTCCGAATTTCAAGTAACGCTTGATTTGCGGATCTTTGAAAACTTCCTCGCCATCAGCCTTGATAGGCTTTCCACTAACAGGATGAATAACAATTCGCTCCTCTACTGGTTTAACAAAGATTTTCTCCATACTTCTTTCCTCTATAATTTAAAGTGTTAATAGCTTCTGTGAAACAAAAATGATTGACTAAGAGCGCAACTGGTTGACTAATCTCAACTTTCTAGCGGCTGACCATCATTATAAATGTTGATTATGTCAAGATCTTTACAGGTGGTGTTTCCGCCTTCATCTTCTCCAATTTCCCAGCGAGAATATAGAGAATCGAATGGAGTGATGTCTCCTTCTAGATATCTGTCATTACCATCTATCTCAACAGCTGTGCTATAATTGAATACGTGGATGTATCGACCCCTATCTATATATTCAACGCTATCGCCGTCTATTCGCATTGGATAATAGCCTTCTTCTGGAGCTTCAGATGTTGATCCGAATTCCCATCCCCATAAAGCCCAGTTTAGTTGCTGTCTAACTTTAGGGACCATGGATTGGGGTTTGCGGCCATTGAATTTTTCGACATTGAAAACAGCGTAGACTACAAAATTATCCCTCAAACGAGCTGTAGGCTCACCGTTTAAAATATCTTGATCTTCTGGGGTTGAGCCGACATAAGCGACATGAAATGACATCGGCGGGTTGATGCTTGTGTTCTCAAGGATTGTTTCTAAGTCTACCGCTCCACCTATCTGTCTCTTTAGTTCGTTATTGTCGGCCGCCATCACATCCTGTAGGCGCTTGATTATATCGTCTACAGTTATAAATTGTGTTACATTTTCATCAGCTGCCATTTGTTAATACCCTTTTTTAAAAGAAGTTTCTACTTGCTCCATCAGTAGCTCTGCCATCTTAGATTTTTCTTTTTCGGCATTAGGTTCTAGGAACGGCCTTGGTTTGAGAATTCTGTTTCCTGGGCCTTTAGCGCCATAGTTAAGCCACAAGCCTTTTTTTGATGTCGAACCAACAATTATTGATGATGTAGAATTTTGCGTATATGTTATAGAGCTTATCAAATCACCAGTATCTGTGTTTGGTGAAGTTCCTGGAGGTGAAACATGAACCATTTTTGACCTTTTCCCTCCGCCATAATAACGCTTCTTTCTAACGCTGCCTGGGGATGTGTCTTTGATATCCTCTTTGATAACGCTAACAAGGTGCATCCCGACCGCTTTCAACCCTTTATCAATCCCGTCATCGATGGCCTTTTTCCATCGCCTATTTAGATTTTTAATCTCATTTGGGTTTCTTAGTGTTAACTGAAGCATTTATCCGCTATCCTCCTCGTTACCGACAAAAGAACAATCTAAAAGAAGGTATCTCAATTTATCGTCAGCCCATCTTGTTCCTTCAACTTGGTATTTATACCCTTTTGCTGTCACATAATGGTCTTTTTGGATTTCGAAACCTGGGTGTCTTATGATAAAGCTTGTATCGCCTGTAGTATTGCCCACACCACGCATTGCGTATTTCTTTGTATTTCCATTATAAGAAGCATCAGCCCACGTTTCCAAAATAAGTTTGTACTTCACTGGGTCTGATTGAAAAGGATCTGAGAAGTCTCCTATTTCAGCCCTTTCAAGTATCTTGATTCTAGTATTTCTTTTCCCTATTCTAACCGTACCCATTACATCCTCCGTAATTTATACAGATTAAGAATGGACGTTGTTGAAAGTGGAGCTTGAGCTACATTATTCTCATCTAGAATCTGAACGCTCTCCCTATTCTCATACCAATAAGATGCCAACTGCATAATCGCAGTTTTTAGATTGTCCGGAACTGTATCTTCATCCCAACCTGCCGAAAAACTAACTTCGAATGGTCGTGTTGGATGGGTTCCATAATTAAACACAGCGCCTGGCAAATAAACCTCAGTGGATTGTTTATAATTATCAATCTGAATATCAGTCACATCAGAAACGATTGAGTTACCATCTTGATAATTTTCTCTTATGTCAGTTATCTCTGTAACAATACCTTTTCTCAATTCAAAGGTATCAGCTGTTAGATTATAATAGTCATCTTCTTTGTGGGTAAATACTTTTTTGAAGCCTTTAAGGGCTATTGACAATCCTGTGTATTTTTCACAAAAGTCTAAGGCCGATAGAAGCAGACTGTCCATCAGCGCTTCATCTTCAGCCACCGAAGCTGTAACCCTTGCAAATTCTTTAAATTCTTCCAGAGTTATTAATGTAACTGTGCTATCTGCTACTACCTTATACATTCTAAGCCTCTTCTATATATAGATTATAAACGAATTCGGCAAGTTCTTTTCGAGCAATACCTTTCTCGTTTAGGATGTCTTCTTCGTGACCTTTTTTGACAACATTGTACCAACTTCCGCTTTTTTGGATTGCTTTGAAATAAACGCCAAGGTCGATTTCATCAGCTCCTTTTTCTGCGTCAACAACCATCTGCTCAAGCTCTTCTTTTGTCTGGGCTGTTTTTGGTGCTTCAACAAATTCTACAGATTCGATTTCTTCAACGAGGTCATCGTCTTCCAATTCAACTTCGATGGTGTCTTCTACTTCTTCGTTTTCTTCCTCAACCATTGGGATTTCGATGTCTTCTACTTCATCAACACCAAGCTCTTTTTCGGCAAGTTCTGAGTCTGAAGAAAACACGATAGGTTTTTTATCTTCATCAACAATTTTTACAAATGGTGGGTCGAGATCCATAAGGCCTTTAACAACACCTTCCGGAAGATAAATTTCCTCACCAACCATGGAGCGGGCATTATCCCAACCATTTGGCGAATAATTAAAAGCTACGAGAGCTTCTACTAATAGTTTATCCATTTTATACCTCTGTTACTTTTAAACAAAAAAAGAGAGAACCCTTATGGGAACTCTCTTTCATAAGGGAATCCTCTACGCCTGTGGAGCGTGAGCAGGGTGTCCTAGAACACTTACTGCATCAACAGTAGCACCAGCTGCTGTGTCGGCGATACGAGCATAACGCTTGTATCCAGTGTATCCAATTTTGAAGTTTGCGTCATCTGCAACAACACCAGTGTCACCATAAACAACATTAGCCGCTGCATCAGTGAATGTTACGTTGTCAGCAGACTCTTCAACTTTAAGGTTAGTAGTGTCTGCTTCTGAAACTGTACCTAGAAATAGTACACCCTCGAAACCTTGGCGATCAACAGCGGTAGTGTTGGATGCTCCGCTGAACTGTTCGTAACCAATGTTCTTGATTGCGCTAATCATATCTTTCATTATATTTTTCTCCTGTAGGAATTAATTTATTATAGAGGTGTTAACTTTTTAACACCTCACATTACTAAAAACTTATATTACGCTTTAACCTTCATAAGTTTTAGTGATTCGAAGTTCTTAACATCTCCACCAACACGCTTAGTTGTGTAGTATTTAACGAATGGTTTTGCTGTGTAAGGGTCACGAAGAACGCGGATACCGATGCGGTCAAGAATCTGGTAAGTTTCTTTCATGTCACCGAAAGCGATTGGAAGAGCATTAGCCGCAACAGCTGCCATGTCTTCGAAACGAGCATATCCTTTTCCAAGAATAGTAGGTCCAGTAGATCCATTGAAACCTGGGTCCCAAATGTAGTTACCCTGTCCGTCAACAAGTTTACGGATTTCACCAAGTGATTTACGGTTAAGGAACCAAAGAGCGTTCCCCATGTATTCACCTTTAAGTGAAGCTTCCATATCGAAGAAAGCGTCAGTAGTAAGGTTGTTAGCGTCACCAGTTTTGATCTGCTCGATAAGCTCCTGAGAAGCGACTCCATGGCCAACTACGCCATCATCGTAAGTTGTGAATCCGCGAGGTTTCTCGATTCCGTCACCATTAACGAAAGCTGTGTTTTCAGTACGACCGAATTTTTCAGCAACTTTACCGGAAAGCCAAGCTTCAAGATCGAAAGACGCATCATCAACGGCACGTTGTGTAGCGCGAGGTTCAGCATAGATTTCATTACAAACGATTTTCTTCTGACCGAACTGTGGAGTAGCGGTTTCAGGTCGTGCCTGTTTTTCGCCTACCCATCCAGCGGCAGCTTCATCGTTATCAAGTGTGATGATCATCTCGTTACTAGAGATAGACTGAACATCAGCATATGAACGCATTGGAGATGTCTCAAATACATAA